AGGAACTGCATGATGTTGCTCCAACTCCATACGTTAACAACGGATTACTATACAGAGACACAACACTCAATCTTTGGAAGAGTGCAACTATTGATACTATCCTTGGATATACTCCAGCACCTCAAGGGAACTACATTACTTCACTTACAGGTGAGGCTACTGCTAGTGGTCCGGGTGCAGCAAGTGTTACGCTATCAAACTCTGCCGTAACAGGTAAGGTGTTGACTGGATTAAACGTAGCAGGAAATGCAATTGTTAGTACGGATTCAATATTAACTGCGTTTGGTAAACTTCAGCATCAAGTAAACCAATTAGTTGGTGGCTTGCAGTATGAAGGAACTTGGAATGCATCTACTAACACACCTACTATTACTTCAAGTGTTGGTACGGATGGTACGTTCTACATTGTAAGTGTAGCGGGTACAACAAACATTAATGGGATTACTGACTGGCAGGTAGGTGACTGGATTGTATTCCATGATACTGCTTGGCAGAAGGTTGATAACAGTGATTCAGTAAGCAGTGTATTCGGTAGAGTTGGTAACATTGTTGCTGTTCAATCTGATTACTCAGCGTTCTATCCTTTAATTGGTGACATTAAGGATGGTATTCTTACTGTTCAGGGCACAGGGGTGCTATCAGGGTCAGGCACGTTTAGTGCTAACCAAGCGACTAACAATACGATTACGATTACGCATGCTACTGTATCTAGAACGGATACAACATCTTCACAAACTCCATCATTTGGCGGATCATTCACTGCTATTGATAGCGTTACATCTTCTGCTGAGGGACATGTTACTGCTATTAACACTAAGACTGTTACTGTCCCTTCTACTACTGCTAGTGCTGTACAGACTGGACTGCTAAGTAGCACGGACTGGAGTACGTTTAATTCTAAGCAGAATGCATTAACTCTTACCACTACAGGATCAAGTGGGGCCGCTACTTTGGTAGGGGCTACTCTAAACATTCCAAACTACGGAAGTGCATTGACTGCTTACGTACCATACACAGGTGCTACAGGTGCGGTAGATTTAGGTACAAATGCCTTTTCAGCCTCACAGATAAATATCAATGGTGCTGCACCTACCTCTGGTTCTTACCTTGGGTTTAAACACGCTACCACAGTTACATCAGGTGTTGATGGGTACACTTCAATGTATACCTTCGGCACAAACACGATAGCGTTTAAATCTATCAGTGGTGCTACTACAAAGGACTTTTCCTTTAGCATGGCAAGCATTACCCCAGGTGTTCCTGGTGGAAGGGTATATACTTTACCCGATGCTTCAGGGACCTTAGCATTGACTTCTGATATTCCAGCCAATCCTGTGGGTGGCTCAGGCACGACTAACTACTTGCCAAAGTTTACGGGAGCGTATACGATTGGGAATAGTCAAATCTTTGACAATGGGACAAATGTTAGTATTGGTGCAACCTCTACAAATGGAAAATTAACAGTTGTTTCCAATCCAGCTTCTTGGAATAATTTTGCAAATGCACAACTAAGACTTGGCGCAACAATATCTGGAAATGCCATCTCAATGCTATTTACTGATGGCAACAATTCAAATGGTTGGTTTGGGTATCAAGATAACGCAGTTTCTGCAAATAGATATTTTTATTGGTCTGCAAATGACGGAGCAAGTCAGCAAATGCAACTTAACTCCAGCGGCAACTTAATGGTAGGTTCTGCAAATGCAGGGAATGCAGGTACAATTAATGTTAGTGTGGGTGTTGCAGGAACAACCGCAGGTGGAATACAATTATGGGCAGCAACTAATCAAACACATTATATTCAGTTTGGAGATGGTACTACGGGGGCGCAAGTTTATGCGGGATATTTAGGTTATGCTCATAGTACTGATTCTTTGTTATTCGGCACAAATGGAGCTGATAAAATGATTCTCAACTCCTTAGGCAACCTTGGCTTGGGAGTAACACCTAGTGCGTGGGCTGGAATTAGCGGCAAAATATTTGAATTAGGATTTAGCGGAGGTAGCGCAGCGTTTTTTCAAAATGGAGCAGATGATTTTTGGACTGCTTCAAATGCTTATTTTAATGCTGGCTGGAAATATACTAAAAACGGAACTGCAACCGCTAAATTAATTTCTACAGGTGAGCATTACTGGTACAACGCCCCTTCTGGAACGGCTGGCAACGCTATAAGCTTTACCCAAGCGATGACGCTAAAAAGCAACGGCAACCTCCTTGTCGGCACAACCACAGACAACGGAGCAAGGTTGCAGGTGAGTGGGACGGCTGCTATTGGTTCAGGAACACAAGGGATAAATACTGACGCTGACCTAACATTAAGAGAAGGTGTTGCTTTTGTAGGACTTGATTTTAAATCAGCTAGAACCTCTGGCAATGTCGGTGGATTAAGATTTTACAATACAAGTAGCGATTCTGTTCCAATTGCTCAACAATTAATTGAAACTGACGGAAAGTTTGTTTTTTATAATGGAACATCAGGCGCAGAGGCTAGACTCACAATCACCTCCAGCGGCAACGTTGGGATTGGGACGGCTAGCGTTAGCGGAACTTATGAAAAATTAGCAGTTGCTGGAGGTATATCTATTAAAGATAATACTAACGCTAAACTAGAAATTGGTAGATACAACACAACAGGAGCGCAAAACTCTTATATTAAATTAGGAGCTAATAGTAACTCATTGCGATTTACTAATAATACCGACATTGCCGATATAATGGAGTTAACTAACTCGGGCAATCTTATTGTTGGAAATGTTGGCACAGACAACGGAGCGAGATTGCAGGTTAGTGGGGTTAGTAGATTTACAAATAATGGTATAATTACATCATTTGGTGAGGCAGCATCTTTTGTTTTAAATAGTATAAAAGGGTCTTTGACAGCAGGTCAATCAATTGCTTATTTAATGGGATTAGAAAACTCTTTAAATAACCAAATGACTATGACATTTAACTATGCAGGTTATACTAGTACTAGCAACTATTTAGGATTAGGTTTTTATGGTCAAGACAATTTGTTTAAACTATATGCCACAGGCGCAGCGACCTTTAGCAGTAGCGTGACGGCTGGGGGAGCTTTTACAACAACTGGAGATTTGTTTTTAAGAACTACGGGGGCAGTAGTTTTTAATAGTGCAACAAATTTTAATACGCAAATTTATCATAGTGCTGGCAGTTTAGTTTTTTATACAGGGGCCAATGAGCGTATGTATATAACCTCCAGCGGCAACGTTGGGATTGGAATAACAAACCCTATTTATAAATTTGAAATTTCAGACGGCACAAGAACTGGCGTATTTAATCCTAATTCTGTATTAGATGGTTTCTTTATAGGAACTTATCAATCTAAGCCATTAATATTTGGAACTGCTGATACCGAACGAATGCGCATCACCTCCAGCGGCAACGTCTTGATTGGAACGACAACGGATGCAGGATTTAAATTACAGGTTAATGCGTCCTCTACAAGTGATGGAATTGCTGTTAGAAAGGATGGCAGTAATAAAGTTGTTCTAAATGGTGATGGAGTTCTATTGTGGGGACCATCAGCAAATACAGGGGTATTAACTTGGGATACAGGATTAGCAAAAATAAATGCCCAAAGTACAAATGACTTAGACCTTACAACATCAGGAGGCGGAAGAATTATACTTAAATCAGGCGGCAACGTTGGGATTGGTACATCGAGTCCGAGTGAAAGATTTGATATTTTAGGGTTAAATGGAAATATAAGAATTTATGGAAGAAGTGGAATTGGTGAAAATCAAATTGCTTCAAATGTATTTTTTAATGGAAGTATTTGGACAAGAGATAATACTAGCGTAGGGGCTGCTTCGATTATTTTAAATTCAACTTCTGGACAACTTACCTTTCATACAACCTCAGCAACTTCTGGTTATCCAGACGAACGAATGCGCATAACCTCAGGCGGCAACGTCTTGATTGGAACGACAACGGACGTAGGTGCTAGGCTATATGTAGATGGAGCGTTTAGAACAGGAACACTTACAGCAGGTACACAAACAGCTGCTGTTGATTGGAGATTAGGAAATGCTAGAGGGGGTACAGCAACGGCAAACGCTTTGATAAGAGTACAAATAAATGGAGTATTAGTAGACTTAATAGGTAATTACGTATAAACAAATAAACAAATGAAAACAATTGAGCCAATTTTAATCTGGGTAAATGGAACCCAAGATGAAGGAACTATCCTAAATGCCTACTGCATTAATGATAATCTAAGTACCTCAGGAACATTTTATTATTCTATCTTGAGTGATGCTCAACAGCAACTTGCTCAAGGAAACTTGACAATGACTGGAGACGCATATCAAGCATGGCAGACAAATGAATATGCTTATGACTGGGTTGCAGAGCAATTGAACCTAACCATCACAGGTGACTACGTACCACCAGTACCTCCAACTCCCGTAACCGAAGAATAAGATGTCAAACATTAGCTCATACCCTACAGATGGGTCTATATCATACAGCGATAAGCTAATTGGTACTGATGCTGAGGACAGCAACAAGACCAAGAACTTCACAGTGGGAGGGATACTTTCCCTCCCTCTACCATCAGTTCCTGTATACGCTAACAACGCAGCTGCTATTGCTGGTGGACTTGCTGTTGGAAAGATATATCGCATCACCGGCACCGATCATGCCGGAGTTGTGTATTAAGTACCATTTCACTAAAATCAAATCAAATGGACATAAGAAAAATATCAGTAGGCCCTGACTACAAGGGCAGCTCAATGCATTACATCACAGGCCAGAAGGTATTGGGTGACACGCATGAGATACATCTCATCAAGTTTGAGACGCAGAGCGGCTCAATTAGGATCTATATTATAAACGATAAGCAGGAGGTGGTTCTCTGGAAGGAGTTCAACTACACTATGCCTGTTGCTATTGAATACAATATAAACTACTGATGCAGTCTCCATTTGACTTTATCGTAAGACCTGTGAAGGGTGAGCGATACAATAACACCAAGGAGATTGGTGGCATAGACCTTATTGTCAATACCTCAGAGGAGGACCACAAGTTCTCTAACCGATATGCTGAGGTGCTTGAGGTACCGTATGGCTACGATGGCCCTGTACAGCAGGGTGATATCCTACTGGTGCACCACAACGTGTTCAAGTTCTACAACGACATCAGAGGCAACAGAAAGAGCGGTAGGTCATTTTTTAGGGACGACCAGTTCTTCATTGAGCCTGACCAGTTCTACCTATACCGTAGAAACGGTATATGGTACACCTATGACCGATATTGCTTCGTCAAACCTATCCCTGCTATAGAGAGTTACATCATGAAGCCATTTACCAATGAGCCTCTCATGGGAGTTATGGTTTACCCGAACGCTTATCTAGTATCACAAGGTGTGAAAGCAGGAGACAAGGTTTGCTTCAAGCCAGACAGCGAGTATGAGTTTGATGTGGATGGAGAGAAGCTGTATAGAATGTTTGACCATCAGATAACTATGGTACTATGAGAGACCCTAAGGATATAAAATTAAAAATCATTGAGGCAGGGCATCAGGCTGTTGAGCAGCTGATTAAGGTGGCTAAGGAGGCCATCATCAAGCCTGAGGATGAGAGCGAACTATCTGCGGATAGGCTAAAGAATGCGGCTGCTACAAAGAAGCTTGCAATCTTCGATGCCTTTGAGATTCTCAATAGGATAGAGGCGGAGCGTGAGGCTCTTGAGATGTTGGATAAGGGAGTGAATAGAACAGATACCAAACAAGGTTTTGCAGAGCGAAGGTCTATATCGAATCGTTAAGGATCATGTCCCACAGAACGCTATCAGTAAAAAGAATAGCGGAAGGTCATGGCTGTACGGCTACAACGAGCAGTACGACATGGTGGTCATATCTAGGACCGGACAGATTGGAGAGATAGTAAACATACAGGGGTTGATTGTGGCATTGCCACTTGCTCCTAAGGAGTGCTACAGTAGGAGCGATGCCCCCACTAAGCAGTACTGGGAGAGAGAGGAACTGCCAAAGGAACTGCTAAAGATACAGTCAATCTTCCATTGGAACGAGATGCCATCTGAGTTTAAGGACAGGTGGGTAGACTACATTGAGGGTGAGTTTAACAGGCGTGAGGAGGGCATGTGGTTCATGAACAATGGAACACCTACCTACATTACTGGAGCTCACTACATGTACCTGCAATGGTCCAGCATTGACGTTGGGTATGCAGACTATCGAGAGGCTAACAGAATTTTCTTTATCTTCTGGGAGGCATGCAGGGCAGATCTACGTTCATTTGGTATGATATACCTAAAGATTAGACGCTCAGGTTTCTCGTTCATGTCATCCTCAGAGTGCGTCAACATAGCAACGCTTGCTCGTGACTCTCGTGTTGGCATCCTATCTAAGACTGGCGCTGATGCTAAGAAGATGTTCACTGACAAGGTAGTTCCTATAAACAGCAGACTACCATTCTTCTTCCGTCCAATTATGGATGGTATGGACAAGCCGAAGACTGAGCTTGCGTACCGAGTACCAGCATCTAAGATTACAAAAAAGAACATGGCCAATGCCTCTGACAGTGAGGTGATTGGTCTTGATACCACCATTGACTGGAAGAACACTGAGGAGAACTCATACGATGGTGAGAAGTTACTATTCTTGGCTCATGACGAATCTGCAAAGTGGGTCAAGCCCAACAACATACAGAACAACTGGAGAGTAACTAAGACCTGTCTTAGGGTAGGTAGTAAGATTATCGGCAAGTGCATGATGGGATCTACATCGAATGCATTGAGCAAGGGTGGAGATAACTATAAGAAACTATATGAGGACTCAAACGTACTTCACAGAAACGCTAATGGACAGACTAAGAGCGGTCTATATGCGTTGTTTATACCGATGGAGTGGAACATGGAGGGCTTTATCGATAGGTATGGTATGCCTGTGGTTCGAAAGCCTACTGCTCCTATTCTTGGTGTTGATGGGCAGATGATTAAGAATGGTGCGGTGGACTACTGGGAGGCTGAGGTGGAGTCATTGAAGAATGACGCTGATGCACTCAATGAGTTCTATCGCCAATTCCCACGTACTGAGTCACACGCATTCCGTGACGAGAGCAAGTCATCTATCTTTAACCTTACCAAAATCTACCAGCAGATTGACTACAACGACTCAGGCATTGAGGGCCAGATGGTTACACGTGGGTCGTTCCACTGGAAGGATGGTATAAAGGACAGCAAGGTGATATGGACACCTGACCAGAGGGGTCGATTTATAATTAGTTGGGTACCACCTACACACATGCAGAACAATGTCCAAATAAGGAACGGCATTAAGTATCCGGGCAATGAGCACCTAGGAT